TGTTTGACTATGTCTTTTAAGATATCTATCATAATAAAAATATTATATAGGATATTTAGATTGTGAGCAAGCCTTTAATTTATTTTTCTTCGTCTCGAGGTAACGGTATTTCTACCACCTTGTACACCACTGGATTGGCATTACCAGGTTTCTTGAAGATTGCGTAGTTGGCTTTGGGTTTTATTTGTTCCATTTCAATTACCTCATAACCTGCGTCCTGCAACAGTTTTTTCATGGATGATTTGGTATTGTAGTTCCAGTAGCCTCTTTTTGCTTCTTTTAAATCAGCATCAAAATGGCAATCAGCATAGTGTATGAAACCATATCCCCCTGGCAGTATCACCCTGTGGATATCTCTTAGATATTCTGCAATGTGTTCCTGTGTGAAGAACGGAAATGTGTCCCAACTGAATACGAAATTACAACTGTTGTCTGGTATATCTGGACAAGCAGTTCTGTCAGTGGTATAAAATCTTAATAGTCTTTGATGTGGTTTAGTAAAAAGAGAAAATATTCTATCCTTACATTTTTCTAACAGTTCATTAAAAAATATTAATCTCCATCCACGTAATAATAGAGTAAATTTACCATACCCAGCACCAATTTCTAGACAATGTTGTCTGATATTGCCTTGTTTGGCAAATTGAGCTATTTTTAATTCAATTTGGTTAAAAAGCCATCCATCCTGTATGGCATTTTTATTTCTGTCTTTAAAATCTAAGTCTCGTTCAAACCAGTCTTTAGTCTGATCTAAATTTTTAATCTGTTCAGTGTTTAAAAGATTAACTACCTCTGCAATATCTTCTAACTTCGATAAACTATCATCAATAAGTTTTTGGAAATCTGTGCCTTTCATGGCTTTTAACTTTTCGATCAGTAATTTCACTTCTTCTATGCTGAGCATAGTGTTATTTAAAATTCAAACAGTTGATTAAATGTATTTGTGGTTTCTGTGCTCTGCACGTCCCACTTCAAAACACCAATAAGGTTGGATATCTTTTGGTCCACGATCGTGGCCTCCATCGTTTCAGAATCAAACGGCAGTTCCTTGAACCATTCCGGAATACGCAGTTCGTCCACCGGATACGCAATACTTGTGTACCCCATGGGATTCTGTTTCAGTTTACATACAATAACCTTTGCACCATCGGTGATTAACATAGAATATTTGTCTCCGTACATTTCTCTGCACCTGTTCCAGTTCATGCTGGCCCTGACGTGTCCTGGCATGTTGGCTTTGCCTTTAGACGCCTCCGCCGCTGTGTACTTGGTCATGTTGTTCGCTCTCTTGGGAGATCCTTTCTCCCACCCTGGTCGTGCTTTAAACTCTGCTCGGAATTCGGATATCCTTGCGAGCACGTCTTTCTCGGTGCCATTGGTCAGCACCATCATCAATAACTCACTCAAGAAATCCTGTACAAACACAGGAGTGTCTGATCTCTTGAGATCCAATCCCATTGCTTTCATTTTGCCTGGTGAGCCTGCAGTGTCTGTTCTGTTGCCCTCTTTGTCAAAATATATCACTGCATATCTTTTCTTTGTGATGAACAGCCCTTTGGATGCCACCAATTCTCTGCCGGCCGCGATCACTTCTCCTCGACTCCTTGGACAATGAAATGCGTTGGTCATGAATCCTGGGAATGAAACATTCACTTCGTCTGCGATCTTATCATACAACTCGATCACGTTCTCTCGCTCCCACGGAATCTGTTTTGCGTCTATTTCTTTTTGTAGAGGTTTGTATGCTGAGAAATACACGGAATCTGTATCTCCGTATATGATAGAATCACCTCGGTGATCGTAGGCACCTGTTATGACTTCGTTGGTCTTGGACGCCATGTGTCGAGTGATACATCGCCCCGTCAGTGTGACGGACTGTCCGATCCTCAAGTCAAAAAATCTACAACCAGGATTCAAGATTGCACCATACAGTGAGTTTAGATTGATCTTTTTGACCAATTGTCTTTTATCCCAATACTCTCGTTCAATCTCGTTGTCTCCACAGTCGTGCATTTTCTTCTGCATCACTTGTCTCTCCTCGTACCAACGTTTTAACAGTCCCGGTATGATCGCTTCAAACTCATAGGTGAATATGGTACCATTGGCACTCAACATCCATTGGTTGTTGCCATCAAACACCAGTTCATGCATTTGTGCCGCTGACATTTTAACAGTTGTGTCGTCTGCCCAGTCCACAATAATTTCTGTGCCTTTTTCTTTGTTCATCACTGCAACGTATTCCCATGAACCAAATTGGTTGTCCCAGGCCGATGCAAATGATTTCTTTTGGTGTATGGCTCTGTTGACTTCCGCTGATGTTATCACAGGACGAATTTGTCCAACGATAGATTCCGGACCCATGTTTAGAGCTCTGATCACAGATGGATACAGAGAATTAATGTCACAACTGCCTATCCAATCATGCAGTCCTGTTTTTGGTGTGGCCACATATGCACCTGCCGCCTGTGATGATTCTCCCTCTGCTCGCCTTTTCCTGGCAGGCACGATCATGCCACGCCTGTGTGCTTCGTTTACTATGGCCTGTTCTGTCACTGCCACAGCACCCATTGTGGTCTGCAGTAACACAGTGTTTTGATGTGCGATCTCGTTGGCCAGTTCTATGAACTTTAATTTCTTCTCTAATTTGGCCAGCAGTGCAGTGTCTTGCCTGTTGTACTCGATGAACAACCCAAAGTCGTTGTTGTACAGTGCATCCAGTGATCCTTCATACACCGTCTTTCTTTCATCCAGCTCGTACTCGCCTATGGCATCTAATCTGTACGTGTGTCTTTCCTCGTAGGTGTATTTTCTATACAGCTCTAACAGATCCAGATGCACACGACCAATCAAATCGTATGAGGTCTGCTCTCTGCCATATTTTTCAAATACTCTTTTTCTAGGTTTCTCCCCCCAAAAACACAGTCGTCTTGTGTCATCTGAACTCAATACTTTCTGTATCCTTCCCACTGTGTAGGGTATGTCGTACCCTTCTGAGTTCCAGCCTGACAAGATGTCTGCGTCTTCGATCAGTGTCAGGAAAGCGTCCAGCATATCTTTCTCTTTCTCAAACAACATCACGTTGTCAAAACGTTCTGTGGCCATCCGTGCACCTGACATGTTCAATGTCTTGGGCGGCACTGCGAACGTGACCAGTTGATCAGTCCAACTTAGATGACAGGTTATGGCAGTGATGGGCATAAAAGGGTCATCAGTGGTGGAGTATCCACGCTCTGGATCAAAGTCCACCTCGATATCAAAAAACACCACATTCAGTTTGGGAGCAGGTTTGCCTAGATAGTTCTCTTCCAGACAGCGGAACACAGGATTGATGTCCTGCTCATAGAGTGTTTTATTGCTCCTTATCTTCTGTTCTTTGATGAACTCTTTGAAAGTGGAACACTGTACTTTCTGTAACTGTTCTCCGTATATGCTTCGATGTTTGCCGCGACTGTCTGGATAATAGAAAAGATATCGAGCATCATATTCCACGAACTTACGCTCGCCTTTGACTCGTTCCACGACAAATACCTTGTCTTGATCTCTTTTATAATATGCGTCTATGTAGCTCATTTAAAAAAATACTTTATAAATTCCTATACAGTTCATTATAGTAAACCATGAGGCCAAAACGCAAGTCCAAATTATCCTTCTTCGGAAACTGGCTATGGCCAGTGTGGTTGATCCGATAAGGTATGGAGGGAATATCAACTGCATGTCGGGAATTGGTGATGTAAAGGTCAGCAGACAACTGCCAGCGATGGTGAATGCGACGGATACAATTTCTAAGTAAAAAGAAAGTCTATCAGTTTTATAGCTCGTGATCCAAAACTCCTTTACGAGTTTGATCACTAAATTTTGCCAGCGGCCGCCAATATCGAATCTACCATGTCCATGTCGTCGGTCACAGATTTGTATGAATCTTTGTGTGCTATTGTGATTGCTTTGCTGATTATTCCTGGTTTAACTTCTAGTTCTTCACCGATGGCCTTGACCGTGTCTCTCAAACCACCTTTGAGATCGTCGATCTCTCCCAGCACCTGTGAGCCTTCTTTGATGATCTGGATTAGTTTTTGTTTTTCTGCTTCGTTAAAGTTTTTACCTGACATTTATGTTCTCCTTGTTGTGAACAGTATATAATGATTTTGCCAGAAGAGCAATGGATTTTTATATTACTTCTTTGTCTTTACGTTCTTGGCCTTGCCACGTCTGTTCTTGCTTGGATCCTGCCTGCGTTTTCTTGAAGCCGCGGATTTCCTACCTTTTTTGCCCAATGCGTATGCTTTTGATCTTGGTAAACATTTAGGCTTGCCTTCCTTGCCGGAACCTCTTGCACAGTCTCCTCTGATTTTACCATCTGGACCAAAACGCACCCACTTGTCTTTGAACCATTTTTTCAAGTCTTCGTTCAGTGATTCTGTGAAAACCAATCCGCCACAGTTCACACAGAAGTCTACGTCTTCTCGCTTGACGCAGTTGGGAACACGTTTTCCAAACATGGTCTTCATGCCCTTCTTCTCGTAGCCCTTCCAACATTTCTCTGTTATTACGTCTGTGATTCTCATTTCTTTTTCCTACCTGCACAATGGGCCTTCTGTGAGAACCCTTTGGGATTTGAACAGTTGATTGATTTCTTGTATTTATTGCTCCATTTTTCTTCTTTGACCCTGAAAGGATAGGCCATCGAAGAGTGGTATCCCATCCTGGCGGAACCTTTGGCTCTTTTCTCTACTTTCTTTAGATTTTTTCCTACGTCTGGATGCACGTATCTGGTTGCTAGTATCTCGTGTATCTTCATCACTTGCTCTTGTTGCCCCAATTGGCCGCACCTTTTTTACGACACTGCACCAGGGCACCGGAGGCATAGGCACTGGGCCATACTTTGTATCTTGATTTTACTTTGTGATAGCAGGCATCTTTCTTCTCTGCCAGCTGTTCAAACTGTTCTTCGGTGATTGCGGTGACTTCGTTGATTTTCATACTGCTACCTTGTATGTATTTATTTGTTCTACCAGGAAGCCTTTGAGCTTGCCTCTTTTGATATGTTTTCCTATACTTGTCTTCCAGTGAAGCGTATTATAGTTCCAGTTTTTTTTCTTACAAATCTCTTTAAACTCTAAGCCATTTACAATGTACTCTTCGCCTTCACTTGTAGTAATACGATATATATATTGTTCGCTACGCACACGAGAACTTTTAGATCCACCTTTGACATGCCATTCTTTAGATTTACCTGTAAAGTTCTTAGCATATTGTTGCCCTGCTTTGCGTTGATGTTCTATAAATGCATCATAGTCATATTCTTTCAATCCGTGTAAATAGTGCTTGCCGCCGTATGTGTTATTATAAGACATAGGATCTTTAACTACATTTTTGTTGACTATTTTTTTTTCTAGATTCCATAATGCATCTGCACTATCTGCGGTTGCAATAATTTCTTTAGTAAAGTTTTCTGCACCATACTTTTTAATAGCGTTCATGATACCTATACCACTACCCATATAGGAATCGTTTACATTTTTAGTAGCATGTCTGCCAATGTAATATTTTCCATTTATATGGTTAGTTATTTTATAGATAGTATAATGCATTACGTAACGCATTACCAAGCCTTACAACTCCAATATCGTGCTGTGGTTTTGTCCTTGGCTGTGTCGCACTTGTGTCGAGCTCGGAAAGATTTTCTTGCTTTTGGATTGCTCTTCCTGATCTTCATGGTCTTCTGTCCTAATTTTTTAGCACTTGTCCCACCGTGTCCGAAATTTACTTTCTTGACATTGCCTGTTTTAGGATTCTTGACGTACACTTTGAATTTTTTAACATCACCACGCATGGGTTTGTTCAGTGGCACTGTTCTGCCCTGGTACTTGGCTTCAAACCAGTTCCTTGCTCCCTCGTGGAACTGTTCTGGTATCCGCCTCTGTAGCCATGATTCAAACACTTCCGCCATGCTCTGGTCATCCACGGCATTTGGTTGGGCAGGCGTGGGACGACCTTGTTCGCTCTCCCCCATCATGTGTACGGGGTCTTTGATAAATTGTTTGGTTCTTCTTAGTCCCCTGGAACCTGCTGACTGTGGAGCTTCTGCTTGGCGATTGGCCCCGATGGTACCGGTCTGTTTCATGCGACTGATATCGTCTAGATACTGCTTGTATGAAAAAATAGGCATTTGGCTCATTGTACGACTATTTATTTAAAAATTCTTTGACGTTGGATTCTAATTCACTCAATGCCTGCGACAATCTTGGCTGTTCCGCATACGAGTTGTCTATTTTAAACAAACGACCACCAAACAACTGTTCAAATCTGGGCACATTTGCCTTCACTGTGCCGAAGTTGCTCATCAGCACTTTCTCTGGTATGCTTCTTTCACGCTTTCGATTACGTTCGATGGAAGTTTCGATGTCGGCATCCACGTAGATCATCGCAGTCTCGTAGCCCTGTGCTTCCAGTTCCTTTTTGGTATCAGACACTCGATCGTAGGACCTGCCAGTGGTGTCAATCATCATGCCCAGGTTTCCCTGCTGATACATCTGTTGCTGTTTGCCTGTGATCTGTTTGCTTCGTTGCCTTTCGATCTCCCTGGGTGTCTCTTCTTCTGGGGGCATTTTGAGACTCAAGTTTCGATTGCGTAGCAGATGTTTGAATGCGGCATCAGGATTGACCTGTTTCAGTCCGTAGAACACAGAGGCCAACTGTCGAGCTATGAATGTTTTACCTGCCCCGGGCACGCCCGCGAAGAATATGGCCTTGTTCTGATAAGGGTCAAAACGACCTTCTATGATCTCTGTGATACGCATATACTAGTATTTATTTTATACCAAGTATGTGTGCCAACTGGGCACCACTGGTCTCTTCCGGTGTCTGCACGTGATCTCTTTTTAAACCGTAACCTGTGCCTGCGCCTTTGTGGTGTATTTTTGGATTGAATGTTGTTTTTTCTGTGCGTGGTCTTTTATTTGTTTTGCGTTTTTTCTTCAATGTTCTCTATTTCTTGGTAGATATGATTATCTACTTATTTTTAATTATGACAGCTCGTCAGTGTATGATTTTTCATGATCGTCCACCATGTCACCCAGGTAACCGATGATTTCTTCTTTGGATCTTGCAGTGTGAATCACAACAGAATTAACATACGAGTCCGATGGTTCGACATCTACCACGATGCTCCTGCCTTCTTCACCACTTTTTTTCATGATGGTTCTTTTCACTACTTCGGCATCGGAGTCTGTCACTGGATGCTCTGCGTCGAAGTCACCTTGTAATTGAATGGTGTGTGCTTTGTATTCGTCCTGTCCCTCATATCCAGATGCTTCAACAGTGTCTTCGTTGGCTCTTTTTAAAGCATTGGCCACGCTGGGGTGTTTTGACAATCCTTTTGCAAGTTTTTCAATCACCTCAACGGCACCGTCGTAGTTGCCACCCTTGTATTTGGGATCGTTTAAAATGCCAAATGCCTGTTTGATCTGTTGATCAGTGAATTCACCGTTCGAGAGTATGTCGTATTCTTGGACCACTTCGTCGTTGTTTTCATCTTGTTCTTTGTCTTTTTCAGCAATGATCTCTTGTTCTATTTCTTCAGCGTCTGCTATGATCTCTTTGGTGTCCTCAGTTTTGACAAGAATGCTTGATGATTCTTCATTGTAAACTGCGTCATGGTCTGAGATAGAGTTGTACAGTTCGACCAATTCTGCCGCTTCTGCAGTGTTGATATACTCTTTGATATCTTTCGCCAGTACTGCTCGGAATGCATCTGCTTCATAGGTCTGTTCCTCTTTCTGCTCTGCTTTTAATTCTGCCAGTTTCGTCTCCAACTCTGCAATGGTGTCTAGTCTTTTAGAGTCTTCCGTCACTGCTTTTGTTATTGTGGCTGAAATGGAATCGTCCGCATCTGATTCTCGGATGGCCTGTGTGATCATGGATTCCGTGGTTGTCTCATCTCTGGTGATGGATTCGATCAGGGCTTCTGCCTGTTTGGAAACCACAGGTGATGTGTATTCCTTGATGCCTGCCAGTTTGGCAATGTCTGCCAGTGAAATTTCTTTTTCGTCTAGGATCTTTGGCTCTTGTCTGGCCGCTTCTAGAAGTGAATGTCGTTCTTCTTCTGGTGTGATGTTACTCATCTCGTTGAGTCTTTTTACAATATCTAACCAGTTGTCTTCGTATTTTTTTGTCATTGTAGAGTATTTATATTTGATTACGCAGTTATTTATAGCAAGGTTTTATGTGTTCAGGTTGTTTTGAACTTGTTTGCCCAGCTCTCACCCAGTCGTTTGCCCATCATGTCTGTCAATCGGTTGGTGTACAGCACTGTGCTGGACTCTTTTGTGGTGATCAACTGTTGTTTCCTACGAATCAGCTCTTTTTGTAGCTCTGGATCCCGGTTGGTGTTGGGATCTCGTGCCAACATGTCGAGGGCCTTCAACTTGTCTGCATAATCAGAAGAGGGTTTTGCGATCTTGGCCAATACCTTGTTTTTAAATGGTGAGTACTCATTCACTGCATCATCATCTTTGGGACCATATCCTGCGGGAGTTGCATCAGTCACTCTGGCATCAGTCTTTTGATCCTGTGCCTGCTTGTCTCTCAGTTTTTTAAACAGATCCTGTAGGTGTGGTGGATAATCTTGATCGTCCTTGTCCTCACTCTTGTAACCCGCTGGCATGAAGTTCTTGTATTTGTCCTGCAGGTATTTCACTTGGTTTAGATCTTTACCTATGTCCAATCTCAATTTGGCACCTTTTAAATCTTTTTGTATCATTGCGACCAACTCGGCGTCTCCCCTCTGTTCCGCAGAGTCCAGTGCTTGGTTCATGGCCTGTATCGCTGGCACTGAATTGTCGATGGCTTGATTGACGGCACCGATGCCTGCCAGGCTACCAACGATGATGCCTGCCGCGGCCATCTTCTGTAGCCATCCTTTGATGTCTTCGTCCAGTATTTGTTCTGACACGTGTCTGGAGTAGGGTGCTTTCGCCGCCACCGCTTTACCGTATCTCAGTTCCTGTGACCTTGCCAGTTCCCGTGCCGGCCTGTTAAAAAAGTGTGCTCGCTTCTGGAAGTGATGATTGATCTCTTCCGGTGACATGGCGTCTAGTCTTTCTTTGTCCTTGATCATGCTCGAAGGCATCCTGGATCCTTCTTTCAAACCATCGTAGTTCTTTTTTAGGTATGCCTGTGCCACTCTCTGGTCCGATGACTTGTGTGCTGAATTGCCATCCTTGTCTAAGACGTCATACACCATCTTGCCATCCTTGCCCTTGTACATCGACACGTACGGTTTGATTGATGCTTCGTTGTTTTCTTTGACTTCTTTTGCGTATTTCTTTTCCACTTCCTGCACTTTTCTTTTCATGATGTTCAGCATGCCAGGGATGGTCTCAATGTCGTCCATGGTGGTCTCCGTGGCCAGTATCTGGTCGATGTTTTTTTGCACTATGTCTGCGTGTCGCTGATGTAGGTCACCTAATTGTTCTCTGTATGGATTCAATTTTTGATAGTCTTCGTAATGATACACAGCGTCCAGCATGTCCACTGCTCTGTTCATCTTGGTCTGCATCCATCCTTCGATGTCATCACCTGGTTGTACCATGGAAGCAATTTGTAGAGCATACTTGGCAGTTGCGTACAACTGCGATTTGCTCATGTGTCCCTCACCTGCGTCTTCTTTCACGCCCTGCATGGTGCCTGTGCCCTTTGGCATTTTACTGATTTCCGTGACTGTTTGACCTTCTATGTAATGTCCAATGGTTGAGATGTAACCTGATGCCAGGTCGATCTTTTTAGCCACCCATGATTCCATCTCTTGGTCGTTGTTCAGGATGTTGTGAATTTTTATCGCGTACTTGCCTGCCCTTATGGCCTGCTTGATGAACATGCTGGCTTCGTATGTGTCTGGTTGTACTGGGGCATTGATCTCTGTGATACGCATATGGATATTTAGTTGAAGCTGACGTGTGTCAATTGGGGATATTTCTGTTTGATCCTGCGAGCGGTCTGATTCAAATGCATTATGGCCTGATTGAAATAGCCCTCGGGCTTGCCACCATCTATCATTCTAGCACTGCCTGGCTGTTGCGTCACTGTGTCTGGTTCTTCTGCACTGGTCTTGCCCACGTGCTTCTGTAACCACTGGGTGGTGATGTTAATGAATTGATCTATTGGCACCGGTGAAGCATCTTCAAAATCTGAATCCATGCCCAGTGTGTCCAGCACTGCTCTCATGGAAGCATTGGAGAAATACTGTGATTGCACTTCTGCGTCTTTTTCGTAGCCCTTGGGGAAAGTCCATACTTCTCGAGGCTCACCATTGAAACTAACAGTGTCTCTCATGTAGCCTGTCATGGAGGCACCTTCTTGCATGACCACTTCGTTAATCTTCATTGTTACATCCTTTGCATCTGCAGTGGTCACAGAGTCTCACGTCTTTCATTTCATCCAGGTCCTGTATCAATGGTGCGCCGCAGTGACTGTCGCGACCACAGTTTTGACATTTGACTATCCATTCTTTTTTCAACACAAGTGTTCCCATTATCTTCTCACCACCCCTGGTCCACCGAACAGGCTGATTCCTGGCAGTGCGTGAGCACCTTTGGCTGTGCCGTTGGGATTCTTGGGTTGTGTAATTTTTGGCAGTCTAGGGGCCTTGGTTCCAGACACACCTGGTGTGCCTGTGTATGATTTTTTAAATCTGTCTTTGCCTATGGCCACCTGGGGATTGGCAATAGAGGCTATGCTACCTGCTGATGTAGCACCTGCTGTTGCTGTTTCACGTATTAGAATTTCGTTGATCTTCATGCTGTTTGTATTTATTGTAGAGATACTGCACATGTCTAAATTTACCTAACGGCCAAATTCCTTTAGAACAATTTCTGATAGCTCGCCAAAATCCCAACTTTTTTTTCACGGTCAAACGGTAATGACCACTGGAGCCGATCCTATAACCACCAGTGTTAGATTTAAGTTGGATATCTGGAAAATCAGCCTCTGTATCACGTACAAAATTTTCAAAAATTCGAGTTCTGTTGTCGTCTGCATAAAAATCCACGATATCACGGTTATATTTCTCCCAATTCTTTCTATTAAATTTAAAATTATTCGTTAGATTATCAATATTTTCCAATGCTTTTTCAGATGCCAAGTAACACAGTGACAACGTGACGTAGGTGTATCTGCTCATAAACCCGTTGGCATAGTTATTATCATCGTTGTGTATCTTTATCACCACATCCAACGAATCCGCACCCGCATCATCAAACTCGATGTATTTTAAAAATGGTGGATTTGTCGTGAAATTTTGTAGCTGTTTATGAGAACTAGGATCTAATTGATCCGGGTTAACTGTTACCCAATCTCTCTGCGGTGTAGCCTGAGGTATGTCAAACTCGTCCAACAACACATCATTCACATACACCCTGCACAGGGGTTCTTTTTTATAGATGTCGCAATGGAATCCTAGCATCAATAACTGTCGCATCAACAGTAATTATTACTTTTTAGAACGACCTGACTTCATGTTGGCACACCAGTGATACATTTTAGCCTTCTCGCCTGATGCATTTTTGGCCTTCTTACGCAATGCTGTTACACTTCCTGTACAGCTGGCACCTGCTCGTTTAACTCTGCCAGGACGACTTTTTCCTTTTTTCTTGCCGTCTGCGAAGTTTTCTAAAAATTCTTTGTATTCCAACTGTAATTTTTTGACGTTCTTGTATTCATCACCTGGTTTGACATCTGATGTGGTGTTCTGTTTCGTTATGATGCCCACTCCTGCCGCATCTTCTGGCAGAGGATGACCACCTTCCATGCAGTCCCATTCAAACTGTGTGAATTTTTTCTTGGGTGTTTCTTTTTTCTTGTTGAACAGTGCCTTGAACCTGTCAGACAGCGTTTTTTTATTAGCTTCAAAATCAGGATGTGCAGTACCGTATCCTGTTTTACCCACTGTCCTTGGTTGTGGGAAATATTCGTTGGCCCTGTTGTTGCCCTTGTTCTTGAAATCAAATCTGTTGTTGGGTCCAGTACCGGGCAGATGTATCAATCCCATGGAGTCAGCAGTACCGGGCATTATAACAAATTCTCGTATTTTCATTTATCCTCGTGGAACCCGAATTTTGTTGGGTTCCCTGCTTTGACCATGCTTCCATAAACATACATATTGGTGCATAGTTGTTCCACTTGTTTGAGAGTGTCCTCGTCCTGCTCGACATTTTCCTGTGCCGTGCTTTCAAGATTACATCTAGGTGGTATTGTAAATCCAAAATTATTAGCGAAGCTGAACAGATTACCATGTATGTTCTGGAAACCATCACCTCCCCCGGACACTGCAACGCCAAACACTTTGTTGTAGAACGGTCTGAACTTGTTGTCCGTCCCCCACGTATCAATGTAGTCCATTCTTTCTACAAGACTCTGGATGTAAGATGAGTGCATGCCCCACCAGATGGGAGTGGCAAACACTATGCCATCGCTTTTCAACATCTCGTTGAGCACTGGTTGTAGGTCATCGTCGTGCTTGTCCGTGCCACGCACGAAATCCAGCTCATTGAGTGTTGTGATGTTTGAATCCGCTCCAAAACTTTTAAATTTAAGGTTCAGCAATTCACATATTTTATATGTGTTGCTTTCTGTGGTTTTCTTGAGACTGCCGTTGATTATTAGTATTTTCATTATTTCAGTGTGCTTGTGAGCATCCACTGATGTTTGTTGTGAGCATCAATACGACCTGCGATAAAATCACCAAATCCGTGTAGGTGATTGCTTTCTACCAGCATGAATAATTCTGTTAGGCCTGCGATGACTTGAGAGTTGGATGCAATTAATTTGTTGTACATTTCTTCAGAACCAGGTATTGCGGATTCCTGTTCGATCTGTGATAGATCCATGAATCGGTTGAACACTCCTGGTGCGAAAGTGTCCAGTGTGCGAAGCTGTTCTGCGAATGTGTCAATGGACGCTTGTACATCTTCATAGATGTCGCCAAACAATTTGTGATCCTGTGCAAAATGACGACCCGTTATATTCCAATGATAATAGTGCGCCTGCAGATAGAATAGAAATACATCTGCAAATACTTTTTTAGCCTGTAATTTAACTTCTGGGGTCATACACTGTTATTTATGCTTACAGTTTATACCATGCCAACGGCGATAGTTACCTAAAGTAGTAATATAACCACAATATTCGCATTCAGTTTTTCCTTTTTCCATTGCCTTTAAATATGCTTTTCTTTCTCTAATGTTTGGTTTTCTACCCTTTAAACTGTTTGAAAGGTTATCACAATGTTCTTTACTTCTTATTTTTCCAGTAAGAGCCTGTGATATTTTTTTTCTATGTTCGTCGCTCATAGGACCTAAAACTTTTCCCAAATTAATCTCTCTTAATTTTTGTTTAGTTTCCTCTGTGTGAGGTTTACCTGTTCGACCAATCTGACGTCTCGATATTGCTTCACGTTGTTTGAGTGTTCTAACTTTACCTAAATTTTTTCCTTTCATTGATTCAGAAAGTTTTTTCTTAGATTCTTCGCTCATTGGTTTTCTTTTGATGCCGAGTTTGGCTTTGCTTATTTTTTCTCTAGTTATATTTGATAAAACATTACCTTTTTTAGCACCAGAACCACCATCACCACCATTTGTTTTATTTCTTAATATACCTGTTCCTAAATCTTTTCTGCCATACCATCTTATTAATCTACGTTCCAACGCTAATGCTCCAACGGTTGTTAAATTATTTTCTATAATAATCATCCTATCTTTGGTTGGCTTTCCTACCTCGCCTTTAGATTTTGTAAAAATTCTAGAACCCGATCCTTTACCAATATAGTATGGTGATCCGTCATTTCTTAAATAGGCATAGACATAGTAAATGGTCATACATTTACTTATCACCAGTTAGGTAAAGTTATTTTTAGGCATGGGGTTTTCTTTTGTAAGTCCAGGCTGTGCAAACCACAATCGGAACCATTCCGGAGTGCCTGGTTGTATATTATGTTTGCGTTGATACTCGGCTTTTGCTGTGCCAGTGTGGGATATGTTTTCTCCCATACTAGGTTCTGCGGAATTATTCTGAATCCCTGCTAGTCTTTTTAGATCCTGTATGTCCACTTTGTTCCTTTGCCTGACGCTTGATGTCTGCGTCTGAATATTGTAATTTGTCGCCCATCATGCCACCTGCACCTTTTGCGATTCCTGGTTCTAATTTTTCCACTGTACCACCTTTGGCCAGGAATTCAGCCATCTGTTTTTCCAGTTCTACCCTTGCTCGTTGTTTCATCACTCGTTCGTCGTCCATTAATTGTCCATCGTAATTTCTATTGATATCATTTGGCATTCTGTTCTCCGTATCGGTTTAACTCTTGTTGTACCTTAATTATACTATCTTTGTTGGCTTGATACAAGACCCCAAATCCACCTTTTGCTTCCCATCTCTCGATGTTGACAGGACGATCATCTATCAGTATGTTGGGAGTGCCATCCTTCTGCTTGGCCCATTTTTCCTTGCGACCTGACACAATAACTTCCTCTGGTCTTTCGATGTTCTTTGCAATCCACACTTTTTTCTGTGCGGCCGAATTTTCGTGGTCACCTATCAGCGGAGAAGTCAGTATGGAAAACCGTCCTCCGGTGGCACTTTTGATCAACTGTATCAGTGCATCTGCTGAGGGGAACTTTGGTAGTGTTGAGAAGAAATCTGATCCTGTGATTCTATCGATCACTTCTTGTTTGAGATCACCGCCGGTTTTCACTGATGTTAGTTCTTTCCAATGATCAACGCCGTACATCTGTTCCACACCGCCAAAGAAGTCTGCGATCACACCGTCCATGTCCAGATATATTACAGGTTGTTTTTCAGTCATCTCTGCTTCATTATACAACTGTTCGTTGTTGACTGCAACCTTTGTCTGCATTCTGTCCTGCAGTGTTTGGTAAATCTTTTGAGAGTTTTCGCCGCCCAACACGATCTTGGAGAATGTTGCAAAGTCTCCATTCGCCACTGCTTCTCTGGCTTTGGAAGCTGATGCACCTGCCACTCCCGCTTCGTCTGGATCTCTTTCACCAGAACTTACCACATCCACGGAATCAAAATCAAACACCAGATTACCTTTTTTATCTGTCTGTTTGTTGTATTGGTTTAAAAATTTTTGGAAACTGTCTACTCTGTCAGACCCTGCTATCATGATAACTCGTGTGCGACCCTCGTTCATTAATTTTTGCAGTGCTTGAACAATGGTGGTCACTGTGGGATCACCGATCTCCACATCCGTGAACTTGCCTGTGCCTTGGATGTATTCTGCTTTCTCGGAATAACTCAATGGGTCTGTTTTTGAATTCTGTTTGTGAGACAGGAACAGGTAGGGTTTTGCATCATTCTTCTGTGCCACCGACCTTACAGCGTTGATCAATTTCTCGTGACCTATCGTGGGTGGATTGAAACGACCAAAAGCAAACACTGCTGTGCTGTCGTCGTCTTCTTTAAGAAATAGTTCCTTTAGCAACATCGTATTCGCCCTGTTTTAGATTTTCAAATTCTCTGTCTGCAATTATTTCCGCAACACGAACTCTGGTTTCTCGAGGGAACATGTCTTTGACATCTTCTCCCTGTGTGCCAAATTCCCTCACATACTCCTTGGCCGCATCATCTATGAGATACTGCCATAGCTTTTTGGCCTTTTCGTGATCGTATGTGTTCTTTGTGATCTTCCTTCTTAAATTCTGTATGATGGGCATGAATCTGCGACGATACAGATCTTCGTTGTTCATGATGTACAGATCCAACTCGTTGGTTGCGTTGGAATCTACATTTTCTCGTATGAATTGATGTGCTCTCATACCTGTATTTATGTTAGTACAGGTTCTCTAACAGCCACATATAGAACGGTGATGCGAACCGCAACTGCCATACACCATTGTGTCCCATCGTGTTCACGTTCTTGAATGACACAGGCAATTCTTGTCCTGCAGATCGTTGCTGTGTGGCCCATGGTTCTGGGTACTCAGGGGTGTATACGCCCTCATAGATCAGTGCTCCTAGGTCTATCTCGTCAATCTCAAGGTTCTTGATGTGCAGTAACTGATCCTGAACAATCTCACTGTTCTCTACGATGGTTTGATGTCTATCTTTGCCGGATCTCACAATTTTTAGGTTGTATTCTTCGCCATCTTCCAGGGTGTGCTCGAACTCTATCCGAGTGGGTTTGTCCTCTGTGCTGGTGATCTCTGCCCTATGACAACTCGTGTCGTTGATCAGTATCTCTGCCACAGGGGGTTTGTCCCAGTGTGTGGACCATAATTCCAGTTTAAATTTCAATTTTTCTGTTTTTGTATCAGTCATTGTATGAAAACTCCAGTCCTGCTTTGGTTCCTATGTATGGTCTATTTAAATCAGTGCGAGTTAATTCTATGGTCATCGTGGTTCCTTGCACTGCCACTTTCATGTACTTGTCTGTGCGACTCAGCACATCTGCCTCCTTGTTCATGCCGTTGTCTATACAGGTTATGATTATCTGTTCCATCCTAGTGCCTCCTTTTGGGTGTTTTGTTTGTTAGTACTTGTTGCGACAGCAGTCGTACCTTTGCCGTTTATCACTGCTATCTGTTGATCTATGTCCGCAAGTTGTATCCTCAGTTCCAGGATCTCTGTGTCTTTGCCTTCCTTCTTCAACAGCTTGGCCAGTTTCTTCTCTACTCGTATTTTCTGACAGCCGGGTCTTTCGTTCTTCATGCCAAAGAAACTCATACAAGCACCATAAAACTTTTTACTGACCTGCATGGCTGGCACAAACTTATCGTCACCTGCAACCCCCGCCACGTTCTGTCGATATTCAAGACTGAATGATGTTTTCCAACCTAGCTCGTTGGTGGATTGACTGGAATAGTATATGCCTAGATCTTTTTCTGGAGTCCTGCTGGATATGTCTGCTCGCACGTTGTCATACACAATGTCACCGTCCATTGTTGTGGCATATGGCACATTCAAATTCACTGCACCTTTGGTGATCCTGTTAGGCAGTGAGTAGGTTATCCCCCATTTGCTAGTTTCATCCAACTGTTGCTCCCAACCCAGTTTCATTGACTGTGTCTGCAGTGTGTCTGCACTGGATATCAGGGAGTTGGAAACTGTGCTGAGGTTGGTGTGACCCTGTCCCATGTCAAATGAGAATGTGTTCTTGCCTAATGTGTACTCTATACCTGCCTGTCCAAATGTGGTATCGTTGTTTTCACCTACCCCCAGGGCTCCGCCGGAGCTGTTGCCCAACCAAGTGTTCTGTTCACTCATGTAACCCACTGTGGTTTTTAATTTTAAATTCTCTGAGAGATTCCAACCTTTGGTGATGTTCGTGGTCCAATCTCCTTTTGTGTCTGTGGAGTTGTACAATCCCATGGTCAAATCATTCCATAGTACAGGAAACTGTCCACCCTGTTCGAATGAACCATACTGCTGTTGGAAAGACAGATACGGCATGCCCTGCAGTGCCGCTTGTACGTCACTGAATTTACGAGTGTCTCTGACTGTGACGCTTTTGGTCATGTCCACATAAAAGTCTCGGGCAAATTCATCCACGATCATTACTTGACTCAATTGGGACACATTGCTCAACATGGACAAGGATGAACCAGAACCTCCAGAGCTGGACAGACTGGACGAACTGCTGACAGAAGATGTGCTCCTGCCCGAGGTCGGTATGCCCACGGCACCCACGGGTTGGGTGGCTTTGTCCAGATCCATTATGCCTGATCCGTGTATGTTCACATTATAACTCGTGATGCAATCTGTTTTACAAGCAGTGGTGGTCAGTAATCGCACAAGGTTCTCACCTTTCATGTAAGGCCACATTTGACTGACAAGGGCCACCCCGCCGGTCACAATAGGTGCCGCCATGGAAGTTCCCGTCATTGGACCATATGATCCATCATTCTTGGTGGAATAGGTGTAACCTGGTGCCAGTATGTAGAAATCTGAAACTTTGTGTGTGTCATTACACGAGTTGTTCGCAGTGTCGACATCGTGACAGATGTGTCCGGCCCAGTTACTGAAACTTGACATCCTGTTGTTGTGATCCACAGCACCCACTATCAACATCTTACCACCCAGTAATAAATTCCCATCTGCGTCTGTGCTGGTTGCAAAATAGCCCGGATTGGCCGGAACGGCCACCCCTTGGTTACCTGCCGCATTGACCACAACCATGCCTTTGTCTGTGGCTGTCTTCCATGCTGTGGGGTCTTGCATGTTGTAATAAACATTGTCGCTGTAATCGTATCTTGAATCTTCACTCTTGTACGTGCCGTCACTCAATCCTGTGAGACTGTTTTTAAACGTGGGATCATAATTGGTGTTGGCTGAAAGATTACCTGCCACTGCACCTTGATCCGCCGCCCATGACATACCTGCCGCGGCATCCGCCATGTTGACATAGTTGCCTGTGGCCACCTTGACCACCACTGCCGTGGCATCGTAGGCCACACCGTGTGTGCCTGTTCCATCTTTCTTGGCCACCATGGAACCCAACACGTGTGTGCCGTGTCCGTGTGTGTCGTTCATACCAGATCCGGTGTAATCTCGAGTTGCCGCAATCTGCCCGTTGAATTCTGAATGATCTGTGTCGTATCCTGTGTCCACCACTGCAATCTTTACACCATCACCGGTCCATCCTCTGGAATAAGCAGAACTGGCGTTGATCTGTGTCTTACCGCCATTGCCCCATCCTTGTTGGACACCGTTTGTGTCTCTGCCCTGGTACTCGTTGGTCTCATACGTGATGCTGTTTGTGTTGTAGCCTGTGGTGCGAGTGCCCAGATTGGGATCTAGGTCTGTGTAATTCACGGATGCTATTGTTTCTGTGCTGACCAACACCGTGGCCGAAGCAGTGGTAACGATGTCTTCTGTGGCCGTGGACACTGTGATATTTTCTGTTCTATCTTCTGTGCCTACTGTTTCGATGAGGTTAACATTCTCAGTGATAGTCTCTCCTGTGACATTTCTATGAGTGCCGTCGGTGTAGTTGATTTTAGAATTTGGTGTGGTCGCTGTAGCAGTGGTTTTAACTTTTTTTGTTGTGTCTGTGTAGGTTCTCACTTTGGAGACCAGTGTGGTCCTAGGTGTGGTCGTGGTGGTCACAGTCGTGGTGTATGTTTTTCTAGTGACGGACCCGTCCGCATTGCTGGTGTCTACAACATTGTCTGTGGGTGCAGTGGCAACAACAGGCGTGCCATCAGTCACTGTGGTTGTTTCGTCACTGTCAGTGAATGCAGTTTCCACATAAGGATCTGCATATGTTATTGTGGTCACCACTGTGGGATCCAATGTGACTGTGTTTGCAATAGTCTTTGTGATAACAGTAGGACCGCTCACTACCTGACCTGGTGAATTACTTGTTGAGGCAACCACATCCGCCACAGTTAAACTTACTGTGACAGTCTCTGATCTAGAAACATCTCTCACATGTGTTTTAACAGTGACCGCAGTTGATACAGGTGTACCTAGTACAATCTCTTCTCGAGCATCTCCGTATACTTTTTTTACTCTGGGTGTGGTCGTGGTGGTCGTGGTCACATCTTCGTAAATTTTATCTATGTGGGTTCTCACTAGGGTCACCAGTGTGGTTCTAGGCGTGGTTGTTGTGGTGGTCGTGATTCTTTTTGTGGTTCTAGTAAAGGTGCCATCACTGTTGTCCACGTCTGTTATTACATCCTGTGAAGCTGTGGTTACAACAGGTGTGCCGTCAGTTGCAGTGGTGGTGGTTGCACTGTCTGAAGATGACACTGATCCTTCTGTGTATTCTGCACCGTTAGACGCAGAAGTTGCAATGGTTGAGTTTATCGTGGTGGAAGTGTCTACCACGTTCTTTAATGTGTTTTTTTTAGAATTTACATGTGTGTCGACTGTTGTGGTCTTCTCTGTGTTGATGATGTTGTTTATAACAGGTTGGTTGGCAACCTTGTTGAATTCTGTGAGTGTGATATTCTGACCGTTGGCTATTTTAGCCACGATGGGCTGAACATGATTCACAAGATACAGATACGATGCATGAGCTTCTTTGTAATCACTGCTGTTGTATATCTCATATCTCTTCTTTGGTCCTTGTGATTCGATCAGTGCAATGGATTGCGACCATAGTGTCTGGGCATTGGTTGCTATTGTGTTTAATTGTCGTGCATTTTCAATGTCTTTGGAATTAGGTGATGTGAACACTGATTGCAATGATCCAACCCCTCCGAGCTGGGAAACTATGTCATTTAAATTGCTGATGTTGTCGTAGTAGGACGAAACCAGAGAACTACTGCCATCCAGCTCACTAACGATGTTGTCAACGAAACCAGTTGCGCCTCCGCCGCCTCCGCCGCCTCCACAGTTCTGTAGTAGAAGTCCCAAGGCCGATGTTAGCAACAGTTTTTTTATTTTATTGTCAACTGCCATTAGTACACTCCCATAAGGTAAGCACCCAACAGCAATGCAATAATGTACTTGGTTACTATTGTTGAAGTTTTGCTAACTGAATATCCGTTTTCTTGTAAGCACTGAACATGTGCGTCCATAGTCTCTTCCGTGACACGGACATTCACAAATTCTAAGTTTTCTAGTTCATTATCTGTCATATGTTAATAATACAACAGATACTGTGTACGTCAACTAGTTGATCTTACTTAGAATGTAATAGAATCAATGACTTATTTCGGTGTTAGTGATTGTATAGGATCTTCATCACGGAACCAGCAGTTACGCCTGTGGTTTTAACTCGCACCCAAACAAAATTTCCGGTGAAGTTGGCACTGAAAATCGTGGTGCTCTGATCTGTGGTGAATGTGGTATCGGCAATGTCAAACCAATCTGCTTCGGTGGGTGTTGTGGCCAACGATCCTTGCATCTTGATTGAACCTGTCAGTGTTGCCAACACATGATAGGCCACGGTATGTACGCCATCCGCTTGCGAGTAATATCCATCACCTTGGTGTTTGTCTGTGACGAAACCCGTGTATGTCATGGTTGATGCTGTGGAACCGTCTGGTGACTCGTCCGCCACAGTTTCTTCCACAGTCACTGATAAATTGTCTGAAGCCACTGTTGTCACAGTGAACGGTCCTGGATTGATAGCACTGTTCGTTGTGAATGTGTCTCTCACTGCAAGTTTGCCCGATCCCGATACTGTTGTGCTTGTGGCACTTATTCTCTTAGATGATGCTGTGTAGGTAAGTCCCTCGGTCACTGTGGTTGCAGATACGAAGTCCTTTTGGGAAGAGATAGTTGTGCTTGACTGTGCCATTGTGATTATTTATCGTCTTTTTTAACTTTAAATCTTTCAGTGCGTGGAACCAATCCATACACAGCGGCCAATTCCTGCGGTTCCATGCCGTCTATCATGGTGATGTCTCTGAAGTAGATCTTCCTGTATGGTACATTTGCTTCTATTTCGTACTCTTCGTCTGCTATGCAGTGATCCGCATTCACTTGTTTTATACGGAGGGTCTTGGACAGTATCACCGGAGAACCCATGTGGTGTTTGGTCACGGGAGCATCCACGAGAGTGCCTGCTTTAAATATATGTCTATCGATTAGTTTTTTTATTATTTCTATCATTACTAATTTTAACGTACTTTACGATTTTGTCAATTGATTCGTTGATGATCATGTACACCGGGGTCAAACATTTCTCATCTGCAATGTAGAAATAGCCTTCGGAGTATTCACTGGTGCCTTCCAACCATGCCCGCATGTGCGAGTTGACCACTCGTGCCACGTCTGTGCTCTGTAGCAGATATTTGGCCAAACTTTTACGGTTCCTGTCGTTTATGTTAAAATGTGCATCTCGTTTCAGGTGTATCTGGTACTGATATCGGCTGTGAGGTAATCGATGACACACCACTGTGTTTGGAGCCATTTTACGAACGTGTGTTGCGTCTGTTTCCATGCAGTCCACCCAGTTATCCCAGAATGTGGTTATGGCCTGATGAATTGTAGACCGTGATCCATAAAATATAGCATTGGGAGATTGCAGTCTGAATTTCATGCTGTTCCTGTTCTTGAGGATGAAATCTGCCAATTGCATTATTTTTAATTTGTGTTTTTTAATCTTGAAGATGTCTGTGGCGAATTGCATGTGCCCATCAAACGCTGTGGGATCCGATAACAATTTATGTAAGTGTTCGTCGGTGGTGGGATATAACCATCCACACCAAGGCATTTTGAACTCTGCTTTGTGTGTGTATTTGCTGTAGAATAATTTATTGTGGTTTTTTCTCATCGGCCACTTGCGGTTTGAATTGATCCAGTACCTGGGTCTGTGCTTTATTATAATCTATCACAAGTTTATCGTCTTTGACAGTGACTTCAACTCTTCCGCCTCCTTGTAGATCTCCAAAAAGAATCATCCTCGATAATGGTTGTTTAATCTCATCGTCAATGATTCTAGCTAATGGTCGAG